ACTTGCTGTAACTTCAAATGAGTCAACTGTATCATATCAGCAAACCCAGTTATTCTACTTACTATGGACTCTATTTTACCTTTATACATTCTAGGTGCAACAATACTGTAGTTAGTTCTAACTTTTGTAAAGTCAGATTTGTTACGCATCATGTTAGGTGCCATTTCCCACCTAAGCAGTTTGTCTGTACCTAAAATTAAAACACCTTCGTACAAACACTCAACAACTTTTTCTAGTTTTGAAAAGTTACCTTCCATATCTGATGGCGGATTAAATGTGTCATCTTTTTGTATAACTCTTTCAGCACCACTACCAGTTTCTTTTAGTTTGTATGTATTATTCTTGTGAGTTTTAAAGTTAAAATATAAAACATCAACTTTGTTATTATCTTTGCTATTGTAATTTCTACTATGACCTTGATAGCTTCTTATAGAACTTTTAGGTCCAGTCACCAACTCTTTAATTTCTGACTCAGTTAGTTCAGGAAACTGTTTTACTAATTCGTTTATAGGTATTTCCTTAACTTCACCTACATAATATATATCTTCAAAGTAAGGAGACTCTGTATAAGAATAAACTAAGTTAGCAGGATCAACATACTCAACTTTAGCACCTTCGCTAAAATTAAAAGTAGTTTTAGTAGCACCTATACCTATTGTAGTTAGATCGTATAGCGCTCTTCTTTTTATTAAATCAAATCTACTACCATCCATTAAAACATTTATAGCCTGCTCTTCGGCTAGCTCAACAGCTTGTTTATAATCCAGCTGCATGTGTAGTGCTAACTCTTCTTCTGTATCTGGTAGTTTTTCAGGATCATTTTCGTAAAGATCCATATTTAAACTTTTCTTAGCGGCCTCATTAAACTCTCTAGCTCTAATATCTCTTAGAACAGACTCCATATATTCTGTTCTTTTACTAACACCATAAGAGTCTTGAGAATAAGCTTTAACCTCGTAAGATCTTTGAGCCATACCATTTACTACTATATCAACGAATTTAGGTACAATAGGTACTGGCTTCCAGTCTAGGTTTAAATAGCTTAAGTCACCATTTATAGATAACTCATCTTTGTATTTCTGTATTGGTTGTTCTCCTCTAGCGTATAACCTTAGTTTATGAAAATTACTTTGTTGCTTATAATATCTATGGTTATTACCAGAAAACCACTCATGCTCTATAGCTCTAGCAACTTTTAATCCATACTCTGTTGTCATCTTCTCTAGATCGCTAACCGCTTGAGAAGGAAAATTACTTATCGCAGACTCTGCCATAATTTATTTTTTTATAATTGTTGAGTTAAATCCAGTGTTTCTATATTTTGATATTGTTAGGTTTAGCGGTTGCTTTTTGTATTCAGGATTTGGTCTATACATATGTCTGTTACAAGCCATGACTGCTAGTCCAGAGCTTATTGAAGCATCGTGCTTTGTTCTTTTGTTTATATCAAACCTACTCCAATCATTTAGTGTTTCATTAAAATACATAGCGCCGTAAGTACCATCTTGAAGTAAGCCTACGTGATCATTAATATACATTTCAATAGCGGCAGCGTGAGCTTGTTTTATGTCTTCACTAGAGTTTGGTATACCACCAACTTCTTTTTCTGCTGCTGAAAGCTTGTTCCAAACCTTGTCAGGGCGATTCATACTAAAACCTCTATAACCTCTACGTCTAAGATAGTATAACAACCTTGGTTTGTTATTCTCTGCAAGTATTGGCATGCCATAAAAAACTAAAGCCATCAACACGTCTTCAAAGAACATCTCAGCTGTTTGAGGTCTAGCTAAATACTCTAAGAAAAAAGTATTAGCTGGAGCATCTTCCATGCTAAACTTAGTTAAACCATGCAAAGCCCCTTTAGATCCCTTACCATCTACCGTACCACTAATGTCGTAACTGTCACAGCCAAACGCTCCCATATGCTCGTTACCTGGATATTTAATACCGTTCTTTACTATAACGTTATTCTGCATGGTTACATTAGGTACCCAGCTAACTTTAAACCTACCATTAGGTGTTGGATTAAATACTACGCTAGTATCTTTTACTCCATTAATCCATTGAAAATTACCGGTATTTAAAACAGATGAGTTTCTATTACCTTCATTGTAATCTATCTGTTCGTAGATTTTAATTAAGTTAAATAAAGAGTTTTTAGTCTCGTCTCTAAACGCGT